GCGCCTACAACGCCATGGTCGAGGACATGGGGATGCAGTCCGAGCTCTGGCTCGATGACCTCGCGTTCGAACTGTGGCTCCGGGGCGAAGACGCGGCCTACCCGTGCTTCGACGGCAAGGCGTTCTTCGCCAACGACCACGCGCTCAAGGCGGGCGCCACGATCGACAACCTCTTCACGTCCATGTCGTGCACGAAGTCCAACGTCGCCGCCGTGATGGCCGCGATGGGGGGCTGGGTGGGCGAGGACGGCCGCTCCCTGCGCGTGCGCCCCAACCGCCTCGTGGTGCCCCCGGCGTTGGAGGAGGAGGGCCTCGCGATCGTCGGCTCGGACATCCTCGCGCGCGTGTTCGGAAGCAACACGGCCGCGGCGGGCGAGTCGAACACCATGAAGGGTCGCCTGGAGCTCAAGGTGTACCCCGAGCTCGCGGCCGCCGCGGGCGGCTCGGATACCGACTGGTATCTTCAGGACACGACGCGCGCGACCAAGCCCGTGACGCTCGTCGAGCGCAAGGCGCCCAAGATCACGTTCAAGGGCGAGGACGACGACGATAACGTCTTCTGGGACGACGAGGTCGTCTTCGGCGTCAAGGCGCGCGGGGCCGCGGGCTGGGGTCCGTACTGGCTGGCCGCCAAGGGCAAGGCGTAAGCGTCGGCGAGCGCCGCGCGGGGTGACCTATGGCCTACGCCACACGCGCCGACCTCTACCGGCTCGGCATCAAGCAGGCGGCGCTCACCAACGTCTCGACGGACGACCAGGACGCGGCGCTGGAGGCCGCGTCCGACGTCGCCGACAGCTACCTCCGCTCACGCTACGTCCTGCCGCTGACGAGCTGGGGCGACGACCTCAAGCGCGCCGTGTGTGGGATCGCCGCGTGGGACCTCCTGTCGACGCGCGGCATCGCGCCGAACAACAACGGCAACGACGCCACGAAGGACAAGTCCGCCGCCGCAGTCGCGTGGCTGAAGGACGTGTCGGCGGGTCGCGCGGCGATCAGCGGGGGCAACACAATCCCAGGCCCCGCGCGCCCGCCACGCGTCGCCTCGGGGCGCCCCTCGGTCTACTCCTCGAACCAACAGGGGTGGTGGCCCACGCGGCGCCGATGAGAGGCGTACGCGGCGACTTCGCGGCCCTGCGCACGCTCCGCGAGGCCGCGCTCAAGATCGGCTCCGGTACGGTCGGCCGGGCCGTCGTGCGCCAGTGCGCCGACGAGGCCGAGGCGCTCCTGATGATGGAGTTCTCCCTCGGCGAAGATCCCTACGGGCGACGCTGGCCGCGGACCTGGGGCGGACACCAGCCGCTCCGTCACTTCGGCAAGCACGTGAAGGTCACGCCCGTTCCCGGGCGCGGCTTCCGGGTCACCGCGACGCACCCGGGCGCGCGCATCCACCAATACGGCGGCGTGATCCAGCCGCGGCGCCGCCGCGCGCTCGCCATTCCCGTGCACGGCGGTCCCCGCGCGGGCGGGTCGCTGCGCGTCGTGCGCAAGGTCGTGATGCCCGAGCGGCAGTACGTGCCCGAGTGGGCGCTCCCGCGCGCCTGGCTCGACAGGTTCCGGCAGGTCGAGCGGGTCGAGCTGGAGAAAGTCTTGCGGCGATGAGCCTCCAACAGATTTACGACGCCATCATGACGCGGGTCGCGGCCGACGTGCCGGGCCTTCAGCACGCACTCGGCGCCGACGAGCTCGACGCGCACGGGGCGCCGCCGCGCGTGGTGTGGGTGCCGTCGACCGACCAGTACGACGGCGACCCCAAGCGCGGCGCGCGCACGCAGCCCGCCATCTACGAGGTGTCCGAGGGCTTCGACGTGCACATCCACGGCGCGAACTACGACGACGCGCGGGACCTGCGCGACATGTTCCTGCGCGCGCTGCATCGCGAGACGATGGGGTCGAGCACGCCCGAGAGCGGCGAGTGGGTGCCGGGCAACGCGGGGGTCGTGCGCGACGGCCGCGTCTACGTCCTTTCGATCCGCGTGCAAACGCCTGTCACGCAACAGACGCAGGCCCTTCAAACCGCGACGCCCGCGGGCGTCACAGAAACCCAGACGGTGCAGACATGAGCGACCCGGTCCACGATCCCCCCGCGCACGCGCAGGAAGGCCCCGCGAGCGCCTCCCAGGACGCGCCCGCGCCCGACGCGCAGAGCCCCGCGCAGAGCCCCACGCAGAGCCCCACGGACGCGTCCGCGGTCGAGCGCCGCCCCGTCGAGACGTGGGCGCGGGACCTCCGCACGGACGCGTGGGTGTTCGCCGCGGCGAAGACGATGCACCGCTGGCCCGAGGGCCTGGAGGTGTCGGCCGACGACTACCACGCGGCGTGTGATGCCGCACAGCACGAGGTGATCCGGTAATGGGTGTTCCGCAGGTAACCGAGACCTTCCGCGACGGAGGTCTCAGCGGCGGCGCGCTCGCGTCGCGCAAGCTCGCGGTGCTGGGGGTGGCGCCCTCGGGCACCGTCAACCAGCTCCGCAGCGTGAGCGGCATCGACGCGGCGCGCTCGATCTTCACAAGCGGCCCGCTCGCCGAGGCCCTCGCGGTGATCCTCGCCCTGGCCGGTGGCCCGCAGCTCGCCATGCGCGTGACGGCCTCGACCGCGGGGACGGTGGGCGCCGTCGCCTCCCTCGGTCTCGGCACGACGCTCACCAGTTCGGTGACGCTCACGGGCTCGGGCACGGGCACCATCGCCGTCACGGGCACGCCCGACCGCGAGTACGCCATCAAGGTCAAGATCATCGCGACCGGCACGGAGACGACGGCCACCTTCCAGGTGAGCCTGGACGGTGGCGTGACCTATGGTCCCACGGCGACCGCGTCGACCTCCTACGTGCTCGGCACGACGGGCCTCACGCTCGCGTTCAGCGGGAGCACTGGGGCCTTCGTCGCAACGGAGGTCTACAACTTCACCTCGACGCCCACGCGCCTCACGGGCACGTCGGTGATGACCGTCTCGGGCTCGCCCCTCGACGCCTACGACGTGCGGGTGACGATCACCCGCGGCGCGGCGGTCTCGACGGGCAACGCGGCGATGCGGGTCAGTCTCGACGGCGGCGACCTCTACGGCAACGAGGTGGCGATCCCGTCGAACGGCTCCTACGCCATCCCCGGCACGGGCCTCACCCTCGCGTTCACCACGTCGGCAGCGGTGACCGTGGTCGCGGCCGAGTCGTGGCGGTTCTACACGAGCGCCCCGGCCTTCACGAGCAACGACCTCGCGTCGGCGATCGACGCCCTCAATTCGAGTGACGACACCTGGGAGGCGATCGTGGTGGTGGGCGCGGTCAGCGCCTCGGTGGCGGCCGCAGTCGCGACCAAGATGAGCACCTTCCGCACGTCGCACCGCTTCGTCTACGCCTTCGTGGGCACTCGCCTCCAAGCCGTCGGCGAGTCCGAGGCGGACTGGATGACCTCGGTCGCCGCCGACTTCGCGGGCCTCGCGGACACCGAGCGCGTGGTGGTGTGCGCGGGCGGCGTGGACTACACCTCCCCGCTCTCGCTCAAGCGCGACGTGCGCTCCTGCGTGGCGTTCCTCGCGGGCCGGGTCGCGTCGCGCAAGGTCGGCGAGGATGCGATGGAGGTGGGTAACACCAACCACTTCGCGGCCCTGCAGGTCCACGGCATCACGCACGACGCCAACAGCGACTCGACGCTCAACGACGCGCGGTTCTGCACCCTGCGCAGACACATCGGGCTCTCGGGCTTCTGGGTCACCAACGCCTTCACGTGGGCGGCCGCCAACTCGGACTACCACTACCTCATCGTGCGGCGCGTGCTCGACGAGGTCGCGCGGACGGTCCGGCCGCTTGCGGTGCGGCTCCTCGGCGCGGGTGTCCCCGTCAACAACGCAGGCGTCCAGGCCCCGCGCGTCGCGGGCGCGATCCGCGAGCAGAACGCGAAGTCGATCGACACCCGGCTCACCCGGGCCGCGTGCGCGGCCGTCGTCGACAACGGCCAGGCCACCGACGCGACGGTGGAGGTCGATCGGACGGTGGTGCTGACCGTGCAGCCGTCGCCGGACATCCCCGTGAACATCGCGGTAACCCCGCTCGGGTACATCCGCTCCATCGCCCTCACGATCGGCGTCACCAACCCCGGATTCACGAGCTGAGCCATGAGCATCCAGTACCCCCGTATCAACGGCCGCACCTGGGATTTCTCCTGCGTCGAAGCAGACGTCGACGGCGTCACCTTCAAGGACTACGAAGAAATCAGCTAC